AGATTCCGGTATGCCGACCTTGCGCATGTCCTTCTTTGCCGAAGTGATGGAGTCATTGACGTACTTCGCGGAGATGGGGTCCAGCTTCAGGTCGGAGTAGGTCGCCTTGATGATCTGCGCCATAGAGGACGTGATCTTCCCCGTCTCCACAAGGGTGATGAGGTCGGCGTTGCCCATCTTCCCCTCAAGAAACCTGTTCATCGCGTCGTCGTAGGTCGCCTTGATTGCCTCGGGCGTCGTGCCCGTGCGCTCGGACAGAACCCAAATATCCTGATCCAGCGGAGACATTTTCTTCAGCCTTTCCCTGTCGCGCCTGTTGGCCTCGCGCTCTGCACGGTTCGCCGCAAGCTCCGCCTGAGAGTTGAAGTAGTTCAGCCACTTCACGGCACTCTCCGCTGACATCTGACCATTTTTGACCTTTGAGGCAAGCTCCATGCGGGTGAGCCGTCCGCCTCCGAACTCCTTGGCAAATATCTCCTCGTCCGTGGCGTCGTAGACCTTCTTCTGCTCCCTCGCGATGTCCCTGTCCCGGCGGTAAATGAGCGCTTCGTGCTGTTCCTTGAGCTGTTCCTGCTCCTTCACGTCAAGCCCGGGGTACAGGCTTTCGTCGAAGGTCCACCCGTCGAGGTTCGCCTTCATGTCACGGAGCGCCATGTTCTTTGATATTTCAACGTTACCCGCCGAAAGGAGCTTCTGCTTCGCCGTGTCCTTGAGCCAGGGAGAGGAGTCCACGAGCATCTGGAGCCCGGAGCGGTCGTTGTTGCGGATGAACTGCTCTGCTGACTCGGTGAAGAGCGCCTGTCTCCGGTCCTGCTGTTTGGCGATGTAGAGTTTCTTCATGTCGAGGTCGAAGGCCGGGAGCTTGGAGGCGAGGTACTGCTGGACTGCGCTCTTCAGCTTCGGGTCTTTCAGCCCCTTGAGAGCCTGTTCCTGATACTTTGACGACGCCTCGCCGAACCGCTTCGCTCCGCCCTCGTAATCCGGGTTCTCGCTCTCGGCGATGTAGAAGTCATTGAACCACGTGTCGGTGGAACCCTTGATCTTGGCAAACTCAAGAGCTCGGATGTCGTCCTGCTGTTTTTCAGCCACGGCCATAAGCTGATTGCCGAGAGCGCCGAGCTGCTTGGAGACGAGCGCAAGGGCTTCGGCCCCGGCTGTGTTGACCGGAACCCTCGCCCCCGTGCCCTCTCCGGTGATGGTCTGGGACCGCTCGTACCTCGGGGCGATCATTTGGACCACCCCGGAATCTTGTACGAGCCGAATCCTGCCGTTGACGTGTTGCCAGAGCCGGACCCAGACGCAGTAACACCGAAGCCCGAAAGAGAGCCCTTGGACGCCGGAGCGAACATGCCTCCGGTAAAGGCGTTGATGCCGATACTCGTAAGGCCAGTAAGCAGGGTCATGTTGGCGGAGTAGTCGGCCATCTGCTTTGCCGTGCTCCCCTGCCAGCGGTAAATGTCGGCCTGAGTATCTGACTGCCTCGCACCGACCTCGGAGTTGTACTTCGTCGCGAGGGCGTCCATCTCCACGTCCTTTGCCGTGGCAAGGGCGACGTCAAGGGCCGAGCCGGACATGGCAACGCCGGACATGCCGTACCTCGCGCGCTGTGTGGAGAGCGTGCCCTGCCCCCGCTCGCGGAGAAGACCTGCCTCGAAGGCCCCCTTCTGACGGGCAGCCTTCGCCGCCTGTTCCTGCGCGCGGGCGTTCGCTATAGCTGCCTGGTTCTGGGCCTCGCCCTGCGCTTTCATGGCGCTGGACTGCGCCACCACGGACGCAACCTGTAGCCCGACAGCCACTATCGGGAGAAAACTCATGTTTTGCTCACCATCCAGTAATCGAAGCCATCATGATATTTCAGCATAAGTCCCTCCTCCCGGAACCCCAGGCTCCGCGCAAAGGCAAGCGCCCTCGGATGGGACGCATTCACTGTCGCCTGTACCCTCTGCAGGTTCTGCGCGTCGATGAGCATGTCAAGCCCCTTGCGGATTGCCCTGACAGCCGACAACGCGTGAGATGCGATGAGCGGCGAGAAGATGCCCCACGCCTCTCCCGTCCCTCGCCACATGGGGCGGACTCCGCACGCGCCGATGCACTCTCCTGCTGGTGTGAAGCCCGTCCAGCCCGGACCATGGGCGTTGATCTTCGCCATGGCGAGAACCTGCTCCACCGTGCCGAGCGATTCCGAGGCGATGTCGCCGAGAAGGAGCACGTGCTCCGGTCGGAACGGCTCGATGATCATCTCTCCATCGACTCCTCTTCGGCTATGATTGCGGTCACGGTGATGGGGAGCGGAGAGGTCTGGGCTATGTAGACATAGGCGTCCTTGTCGTAGCCATGGGGGAACAGGATTTCCTTGTCTCCGGTGAACGCCTCCGAGCCCGGCACGATGGCATACGTCTTCGCCGATGTATAACCTAGAACACCGCCCACCGCCTTGAACAGCCGAATCGTGGCACGAATTATGCGTTTCGTATATGACTGTGACGTGTTCGTGTTGTTCGGTACCTCAAGCGGGTTCGTGACGAGGATCGAGGTGTAAGGCAGTCCCACCGTGACCGACGATGCAGGCGATGGGAGCGTCACGGCACCCTCCGAAGTGACAGTGGCGTCGCCGAGATAGGTTCCGTCGCCGAATATTGAGACGACCTTTCCGGCAAGATGCGACAGGCCCGAGACGGACGATACAGGCGAACCCGTGCGGGAGAGGCTGGAATCGACGAAGGATGCGTTCGCCAGCGTGCCGTCCCACCACGTCATGCGCTCGATGTACCGTTTGGCGCTACCGCCGATGGTGCGCCGGATGTAAAACCATACCTCTCCGGGGAGCGTGGCGATGGACTCCACGTACCCGTCGGTGATGAAGGACGACCACGCGACAACCATCTGATCGGTCATGAGGGTCAGCACGCCGACCTTGCCGTTCGCCAGAACGCACCACAGGATTGGATCGGGAGAGTTCATGTAGTCGATGTCGGTTATGGTCGTTCCGTCGGTGACGTGGTCGGCGAAGAGGTTCATGTCCGGCGACTGATAAGAATCTGTGTTGTAGTCGTAGGCGAACATGCGGACCTTTTTGCCCTCACGCTGGACGTAGACGAGGGCGTTGTCAGTGAGCTCCCCGCCGGCGGGGTCGGAGCCGTAGGTGGACACCCGCTGAACCTGTATGTTCGTAGGAGACAGCGGGCCCTGGTAGCTCTTCAGCACCCACTCGCCCGACGCACCGCCAAGCACGAGGTCTCCCCTCGACACCATCCACCGGATGTAGTTAACGTCGTTCGCCACCAGCGAGAAGTTAAGGGCGTTGTCGTCGTCGTCGCCAGGCTCGAAGTTGTTGTAGTCCCCCGTCTTGGAACCCCACACCGTCTGGGGTTGGGTGGGCGTGGAGGCGAAGAAGAGCCTGTCCTGATGAAACGTCGTGACGGCGGGCCACCCCGTGGCGGAACTCCACGCGCCGAGCGCCCACAGCCGGGTCGGGCGGTTCAGGTTCGTGGCATCCCGCATGACCTGCGCGACTACCCGGGTCGTGCTGGAATAGGACGTGATCTTGAGCAGTCCCACCCGCTGGGTGCGGGCGAGACGGAACTTGTAGAAGAATTTGCCGTGATTGCCTGGAATGTAGATGCGGAACTGGGGCTTGACTCCGCCAAAGTCAGAAGCCACAAGGCTACCGTCGATGGTTGCCCAGTCGTAGGATGCGCCGAACAGAGGCTCATACATCTCCCACGACACCCCGCCGTCAAGAGAATACTGCAACTCGCCGTCGCCCTTGTCTTCCTCGAAGCGATATTCAAGAACCCAGTTTCCGTTAACCTGCCATGCAGAGCTGGTCCATGAACCGCTCGAATAGGTTCTTGTGGAGTTGGCAAGCGTCTGTGCCGGAGAGGTGTAGGGAATGCGTATCCACCTGCCCACCCACGACGAGGCGAAGGTGGCGCTCGATGCGTCCACGTACACCGACTGCCCTTCGATGCCGGAGGATGAACCGACGGGGCGCAGGGTGAACGTCTTGCTCGTTGTGTTCTGGTCTAAAAACGGCCCGTTCTTCCAGTCGAACAGCTCCAGCGTCCAGCTTGTGTGTCCCGTGCGGGAGAGGGTGCGGGGAGCGAATGACGGGTGGGCGATGTAGAGGACGTCGGCTGACTGGGCAAAGGAAAGGGACGAGAGGTGAGACTCTGCGTAGGGCGTGGCGATTTCGTAGGGAGACGCGCCTGAAACGACCTGCGCACCATCCATGAAGACCCGCATATAGTAATGGCCGAACTCAAGGATATACTTCTGCGTCACGGAGAACTCGAACCGGAGGAGAAGCGCCTTCCTGTTCGTGTACTTCGCCGACGCGATGTACTCCGTGCCGTGCCTCCGCTCAGCTCCTCCCTGCGGGAGAACGAGGAAGTTCTGAAGAGTCATGCAACCGTTTGCATATTTCGCGAGGTCTATCCTGCCCCGGAGCTTCGGGGTCTGTTCCCCTCCGGTGAAGTTCGTGAGCATCACGCTTGCGCGGGCCATGGTCAGTACCTCTCGATGATGAGCGTGTCGATGCCGGTGGGCTCGTTGGTGGAGATTCTGGATATCCTCGTCCGGGCCTCGTTGAGCTTCATGTGGTACTTCTGGAGCATTGAATTTTCCACAGCCTCCTTGCCGACGAGCGAGTAGGCCATTTCAGCGGCAAGGCGGAGCACAAGGCAGTCCACCAGCAAGGGCTCGTAGAGGTCAGGGTCCCTGTTGTCATATATGTACCTGAGGCTCACTTCGTTGAAGTTGCACAGAAGCGAGCGTCCCTCGATTTCAAATTCAGCAAGCCCGTGGGGTTCTACCCCGTACACGTCGATGAGGGCTATATAGTCGTCAGGGAGCGGGAACGACCCGTTCCAGCCGAAGGGGATGCACTCGCAGGAACACCGGAGCGTCCTGCGCCTGACGCACGAAGGCCATGGATACGCCGAAAAAACCGTCTTCCTCACCTGATTCCACATATCCTTGCACGCCTCGGCCTGTTTCGTGTTGTCTGTGAGAGCCGTGATGGTATCGGCTCCGAGCTTGCGAAGCGCCATGTTGCAGATGTCGATATCCGTCATGGCTCTACCTCCTGAATAAAGTATGGGGGAGCAGGGGCCGCAAATCCCCTGCTCCCATCACCCCCTTGTGGAGAGTGCTAGTCCAGCACGTACCGGACGACAAATACCATGGATTTGTTTGCGGTGAGCGTTGCGCCGCCAGTGGTCGCCTTGACGAGCGTGACGGCGGCGGTGGGAACGGCCTTGATCGCCTGAAGGTTCCCATGGAGAACGGCGGCGGCGGCGATGCTGGTGGCGGCGACAACATCGACGGCGCCGACGGAAACGGCTAGGGTCGAAGACGCGGCGTTCGCCTCGCAGTGAGCCTCCACCCCCGTGACGATGGCCCCTACGGGAATCTGGCAGATGTTGATGGTGCTTCCTGACTCTACCGCTCCGGGAATAATGGGAACGATCTTGACTCTCTCACGTCCCCCGGCATCGAGGTTGCCGCTCCGCTTGGGAGAGGCGAGCTCAGCGGTGTACAGCGCAGAGCTTACTGTGGTTGCAGCCATGTTTTATACCTCCCCTACTCGGAGCACAGGATCGTGACGCACATTTTCTCGTCCATGCGGACAGCGCCGAGGCCCATGCTGACATAGACCTGCGTGCTGTATCCCTTGGTCGGAAGCTGGTCGACGCGGGCTTCCACATCCCTACCGACACCGAGCAGGAGGCCGTTCTTGTGCCAGCACATAACCTTGCGGTAGTTGCTGGAATCGACCCCCATGCGCTCGCTGGGGATGAACTTGAACCCCATAAAGCTGTCCACGGAACCGTTGACCAGGGCCTTGACGTTGTTGTAGTCGGCGCTGGTGACTTCAGTGGTCCCAAGGAGGTTGTCGAGCTGCTTCGCGCTGATGGCGATGTACCTCTCTTCCTTGGGCACCTCGTTAGCGTTGAGGATTTTGGCCGCGGCACGGAGCTTCGCCACGTTCAGTCCGCACGGCGTGGAGCCGCTGACGGGGTCTCCCACGGTGACAGCGACCACGTTGTTGCTGTCGAAGATGGTGCTGGTCCCCCCGGCCTTCCCGGTGTACGCCGTGCCGTCGAACGCTGTGATTATGACGTCGTCCATTGCCCTGAACATGGCGGCGGCGGCATTCTGCACGTATGCGCTGGTGGGGTCGGAGAGCATCTGGACCTTGTCTTCCTTGTCGATGAGGTCGGCCCACTCGTAGAACGCCAGCGAACAGCGTCTCCGGGTGTGGGGCGTATCGACATACTGTGTGTCGCCGTGTCTCGTGGTGCGAAGAAGAGCCGTGGTCGCGCCGATCTGATCGAAGTAGTCGTATTCGGCGTTCATGGTCTCTACGCGGACGGCACCGCGGAAGCGGGTGTCCATCTGCTGGAGCGCGAGGGTGATGTTTGCGTGGTACTGATTAACAAATGCTGTGGTGATCTGTACGCTCATGTTATCCTCCCTGCGAAATTTTTATTTTGCCTTCGCCGGGTCTCCCCCCTTGCGGGGAACCTGCTCTTTCTGCGCATGTCCGGACCCTTGCGGGTTGACCGGGGCTTCGGACTGTCCCTTCTTAAGCCAGTCGTAGTACCGCTCCGCCACACATCCCGGTTCGAGTATGGTTTGAGGCGAGCCGTGCTCCACAGCCAGCTTGAGCGCGAACATCCGAAGCTTCGTGTCGTCGGTGATCACTTGGACTCTCCCGGGTACGCCGCCTCGAAGAGCTTCCGTACCGTCGCCACCGCCTCTTCATGTCCAGCGGCAAAGCGATTATGGTACGCATGGTTCTTGTCGGCGAGTATGGCCGTGATCTTGTCCTGCGCCTCCTGGGGCGCCACACCGAGCCCAAGGGTGCCCTTGAGCTTGTCCTCGCCAAGACTTTCTCCCATCTTGGCGAAAAACTTGAACAGAACAGGGTCGTTGCCGATAGGCACTCCCTGCATATTTAACGTAGAGTTAAGGTACGCCACGAGGTCTTCACCGCCGAAATACTTCACCGCCGCCGTAGCCCTCGCCGCGGTGTCGGTGAACTTGTCTCCGAACTCCTTCTGCAATTCCTCGATGATCTGAGCCGTCTGGACCTCAGGATTCGGCATCCGCTCGGAGACCATCTGGTTGTACCACCCGAACAGCTCCCCGGCCTGTTTTTTGCTCAGGCCAAGCTTGTGGGCCTTGTCCCTGAACGCCTTCTCCGCCGCCTCGTCGTATCCCTGAACGTCGGGGCGCGTGAGGTCGTACTTGTCCGGAGACTCGGGGCGCCCCAGCCTGTTGTACAGGTCGTTCCACACCGGGTCGTTCTCATCCTTCGGCATGGGGATTTTGTCCCTGCCGATGAGCTTCTGCGCGTTGACGTAGCTCTTCGCCAGCCCCTCGATGTCCTTGATCGGCGCAAGGCTCGTGTCGTTCCGGATGTCCTCCGGAAGATTGGCCTTCCAGTCCTGTGCCGGGGGCGTGGCTTCTCCTCCGACTCCCTGCGTGTTGAGCAGATCGGTTTCACTCATCAATAGTCTCCTCCTGATGCGGCATGGCCGCTGTATCGTCCGTCATGGACCTGATGTAGTGTATCACGCTGTGCTGTCCGCACTTGAACGACGTCTCGTGGGGGTCTCCGGCAACGAAGCAGTGCGTGTTGATCCGCACGCTCGCCGACAGGATGGACAGCACCTTCTCCCCTTCCGGCGTGCCGAACACGGCACGGAAGAGAGCTTTTCGCTTCTCGGCCTCGTCCTTCTTCTTCGCCATTCTATTAGCTCCCGCCGCCGAGCAGGGCACCGATGGACGGCAGAAGCCCGGACGACGGGTCTGCCTGCGACGCGTCCTTGCCCGCCTTCGCCAACTGTTCAGCCATGGCCGCCGCCTGCATCTCAGCCTGCTGCTGCTGTCTGGCCGCCCGTATCTGCGCCACAACCTCCTGGTTGAGGATGACCTCGGGGTCCACGCCGCACAGAACGAATACCTGCCTCATCACGCCGTCGAGGTCTACCACGTCAATCACATCGGGCTTGACCTGCATCAGCGGCGCGGCCACCATGAGCCCCTGGTTGATGGCCGACAACTCGTTGAGACGCTGTGCCCTCGCCAGAGGGGACTCGTAGGTGAACGGCTCACCGCGGAGCTGCGGCGGCGGAGGCGGGATGTCCCCGGCACGCGACACGATGCCGTAGGCCCTGCGCACCAG